CTGTTAGCTGCTTTCGATATAAGCTTGTGTTAGCTATTTGGTCAAGAGTAAAAGTTTGGTCTGCCGTATATTCTGCACTAAACTTCGCTTCATCAGCCGCTATATTTCCAATGGTTAGCGGATTGGTAATGTATGGAATATACATCTTTACTAATTCCTCATCTAAGGTTGTTCCGCTCCACGTAAAGCCTGCCTCATTTATTATTTTATCCATTAACCACTTGGCCTGCAGAGCCAAGGTAAGCTCTCCGGTATAGATAGGATTAACTGAGCTAAATACTCTTCTGCTTCCTAACGTGCTATCCTCACTCCAATTCTGCCCTTTATCAGTTAGCGTGTAGCACGCTGCACCTTGGAACAAATCACCATCGTTAATAGCAATTACATTGGCATAGCTATTCTCATGAGCCAAATCAGTGTAGTCTAATTCTTTCAGCATCTTATCTCCAATGCTGCGAGCTAAGTCTACAGTCTCACCAAAAAATGCTATTACAAATTCGTGCATCTTACCCTGCTGAGTGATGGCCTGCTTAAATTGTATGTGCCCTTCAGCTATTGGTAAGGTATCTACTGATAGAGTTGCCTCTATCTTGCGTAGCACATTGATTTGTGTAGTATCATCATTAAGCAGATTAACATTATATTGCTGCCCAAAGAAATCTACGTTAGCTTTAGTAGCAGGTATTCTAAACTCTCTTGAGAAAGCTCCCCTGGTAGTAAACTCAGATACGCTATTAAAGTTAGATGAGTAGCTTATGCTCTCATTCTCGTATAGGTCTACTACTACAGCAGCTCCATTGCTTGCCTTGACTGTTAGTATTACTGTTGGCCTCATGCTGTATAGTCGTTACTAAATTTTAACATCAATTCTAAATCTGTTTTACGCGAGCTTCTGCTCTTAACTGCAGTGTAGTTATTGCTATCTATTAGCACCGGTGTAGCACTACCATCAGGATTAATGATGTAAACCGATTCGCTGTAGATTAGATTCTTTAAGTATTCAAATTGCCCTTCCGTTAAGAAGTCAGTTCTAATACGCATCATCTTTTCTACAAATGGGCTGCGCTCAGTTAGGCCTCTATCGTACGTATTAAATCCAAATGCTTCGCCTGCATCGGCTGTGCCGTAGTTACCTACTACCTTTCTATATCTCTTTCTTTCTACTGAGTAACTTTCCTCACTACGTTTAGTAAAGTTGAAGTAATCCCACCCACCTCTGCTATTGGTCCATCCTAATCTTATCTTATCAAATCTACATTCATCATCTGCTTTAAATACAGCTATTGATCGTGCAGTTGCTGTGCCTCCACTATTTCTAAAGTTCAGTAAGTAGTGATGCCAATCTGCATCTAATCCAAATATATCATTTATGTTAGCAGGCAGTAGGGGTAAGTGGTTAATAGTGCCTGCTGCTATTATACAATTTAAAACGTCAGTCTGCAGTAATGCTCCTGCTTCATCAAATTGCAGTATCTGCACATCATCTATTGCATTGCCTATTAAAACTGAGCCATCATCTGCAGGAATAGTAAACACCCCGTAGTCATCAGCAAAGCTTGTTATGCCTATCGTGTTAGCGCCTAATGAGTATTGGCTTAGCATGTCATCCATTGCATAGGTCTCTCTTACTAAGTCGCTCATGATGTAGCTCGTTGCTGAGTCTAATGAGAAGTAATCTGCAGGATCAGGATTAAAGCCGTCACTAATCTGAAAGGCTGCATTGATTAATGCGCTGCCATCTAATGGGTAAGTTGTAGCCTGCACCTCAAATAAGCCAAGCACCTCATAGCCCTCTTGAATTAGAGTACTAATGCCCAAAATATTACGCGATGTAGCAGCAGCTTGCACCGTTGTGGATGCAAATAAAGAAGCTACAGCATCAGTGCTGTTTACCCCTAAATCCATGGCTTGACTAACTACAGGATTTAAGTCAAATACTAAAGCGCCTGATAGGTTAGGCTGCACGTAAAAGATATTTGTAGTAGTGCCATTGCTAACAGTTAGCACATATCTAAAGCCAGGCTGCCCGATGTTAGTAGATGTAGCCACCACAATAAGCTTTTGTTTTAAAGCTGTAAAGATGTAGGGCTGCTGATGTATTGTAATTGCCATTTTATGAAGGTCTAATGTTAGTTAGTTTTCTTGTTTGGTTTAAGATGTAGATGTTGACTGCATCACTCATTGCAGCATTTAGCTGCGGAGCGTAATCAGGTAGCCACTCTAAGTATGCATCTCTAAAATAGTATAGCGGAGCAATACCTTTTTTCTCAATGCTCTTTGCCATAGCGTTAGCCACTCTTCTGCGCTGATCCTCATCTTTGTTAGCTGCGCTCTTAGCGAACTTAGTCATCTTGCCAGTCTCACCCATAGCTCTGAGCTTAATCCTCTTTAGATTCATCCATGTAAAAATTGCCTCTACCGGAGGCTTGGCTGCGCTTGCTGCAAAGCGTGTGTCTATTCCTTTATAGTTACTCTCCTTACCCTGTCTACCATACTCTACCCACTTAGCGTAGTCAGCTGTAGAATCAAAGCCGATAGATGGCAGTGTGCCTGTTACATCTATGTTGTAATAGAGCGAAGCTGCCAGCGTGCCTGTAGTGTTAGCTTTGCGCTTCTTTCCGTATCTTGTTTGCTGGATGCGAATGTTTGAGCGTGCACTCTCAGTAACGGATTCCCCGAAATCTAAAAGCACATCGTATAGCGCTCCCTGTTCAAACAGCTCAGCAAGTATGCTCATTCTTTATCAGCTTCCTCTTTTATCTTGTTAAAGAACTGAATTAATGGCAAGCCAAATTTCACAGGCATTTCTTGAATGAAAGCATCTAACTGCTTCAAATGTTCCTCTGTTAAGTTCATGTTCTTATTTTATAATTGTTACTCCTATTGCGTTAGCTACGCAAGTTTCTACCCACGAATTGTCTTCACCCCACGCTGCGAATTCTTGTTCGGTTAGCGTGTAGTTACCATTACTTAAAACCTTCGCAGCCACTTCCTCAGTAGCCTCAGATTTCAATTCATAGTAAGTAGTGCAAGTTGTTGCAGATGTTTCAAAGTTGAGAATGAGAACACTCATTTCGGTCGCTGTTCCTGCGTTCAAAGGAAATGTAATTGGTTGTATTTTAGCCATTGTAATTATATTAGATTGATGTTATTGTTTCCCACGCTGCTGCTCCTCTTACGCATAGCTTGTTTAATGTTGTATCGTAAACTACCAATCCTGTTGCAGGTGAAGCAATAGCGTTCTTTTGCGTTGTGGTCATACGAGGAGGAAGAAAGCCGCGACTTGATGAATCAGCTTGTAGAATTGCACTTGTTTGAGCAGTTACTACATTTACATAAGTTGCCGCCAAAAATGAATTACTTGAAATTCTAATAGTTCCATTCACATCGAGCTTAAACCCTGCGTCTGTTGTTGTGCCGATGAGGACATTGCCTGTGCTTCCAACAATTCGCATTCTTTCAGTTAAAACTGAACTTGGATATGAATAGAATAAAATATTTGTAGTTGCGTAAATATTTGTTGCACCACCTTGAAAATTAGAACCAATTAAACAATTGCTTGATGTATCAAGTTTTAAAAGAGAAATAGTGCTTCCACCTGCATTTTTTGCAAAATAACTTTTGTTATTATCAATTGTTATATCTCCGCCAACAATTTGTAAAGATGAAGCAGGCGAAGCCGTACCAATACCCAACCTTCCATTCGTATTATCCCAAAAGAAATTAGCGTTATTCTGCGCTATGGTTGTGCCGTTGCTGAATAGAACGCTGCCGCTTGTCAAAGCAGGTAGCGTGAATTTGCCGTTGAACGTATTCCAATTAGCTGAACTTAAATAGCCATCTGTTGACGTTGTAGCTTGTGTTATTGATAGCGTTCTATTCGCTGACAAATCACCGCCACCGCTTAGAGGTGCTGTCGTGCTTATTGTTCTTGTTGTTGGAACTTTGCTGCTATCTAAATGCTCAAGCGCATCATCTGCGTTCGTTCCTGTTACGGTGCTATCATTCTGAACTTGCGAAGTCTTTAATTTGCTGTGCTGCCATTGAAAAGGTTGTGGTCCTAATGGAGTGCTAACGTATATCCAAGTATCATCCACAGCAGGCGCACCACTTTGAAAGTCTACTCCATGAACTCGGTGTACAGTTGGATTAGGATAAGTGCCTGTCAAGTCACCACCTGCTGCACCACTTGGCGGAAGCGTTGTTGGAATAGTAGGCTTGTTAAGAATCTCACTTACTCCACTTGTGCTGTTCCAATCTGAATTAACCTGAGCAGCTGGGATAGTAGGTAAGTTATCTAAATCTCCATAGTCATTGCTAAAAGCCGTAGCTCCTAAATCAGCTGAGTTAGCCTTTAGAGCTACATCAGTTTGCAGAGCTATGATGTCCTCTTCTATAGAAATAATAACAGCGCAATCAGGTAAGGTTTCACACGTGAGCCCGATGTTATCTACTATTGCATACCATCCCTTTATCCCTGCTGCATCAGTTCCATAGTAGTAAGAATTGCCCGGTGCCTCTTCATCATTAAGTAAGCTAACGAATACCCCATTTTGATCTAAGCTCTCAATAAATTGAAGCGCTCCGAATCCATCGTTAGGACTATTAGTAGGTGTGTTATAGTTCCAGCTCGCAGGTATAGAGCATGCGCTCCAATCATAATCTAAGTTAAGCTCTATTATCCCTGTTACTCCGGTAAGCGTGTGAGTGTATTGCTCTACAAATGGCTCTGAGTTAACAGGGCGAGTAAGCACTACATCATCTCCGAACATGTGCCCTAAATGAATCTCGTTAATTAAATCCTGAAAGATAAGTGAGCAGTCAGTAATGCTCTCAGCTTGGTAGCTTGTCTTATCTTCTTTGTCGCGAGGTAGATCAGAGATAAATACCTCAAAGCTAAAGCTGCGAGTGCCAGGTGAATAGTTAATAGCGCGAGGCTTAACGTGCATCCATGGCCACTCTGCCTCCTTCTCTAAATCGGCTTGGCTAATCTCTCCATGCGTAAACCTTCTCAGCTGAAAGTGCCCTGCTGCGAACTGTCTAAACCTATCTACTATTACGTTGTATGTGTAATTGATTGTGCTCATATCTTATAGTGGAATTTAAGTAAGCTTTTGTTGCATGCTGTTAGCGTAATCCATCGCGTAGGTCAAATGGGTAAAGATGGTAGTAGCTCTCTGATTAGTTATGGCATCGAACTTAGTTACATCGCGTTCTGCCATCTCCTCTATCACGTGCCACCATTGGTAGACTGATGCTAATGTTTCACCTCTTCGGCTAACTGAGTTATCTCCCTCTTCAGCGTCTCCAGCTCCTTCTCTAAATATTCGGGTGTACTGCTCACTAAATCGTTTCTGAGTGTCGAAAAAAAAAGCAGCGCAGCATTAACATTGGCTAAGTTTAGCTTCCTCATTTGAGGCACGTACTTAAGATGCACATCACTATCATACTCCTCTATTTTATACTGCAGATTAATCTCAGCTGTTACCGGTCTATAGAGAATGCACATTAGCTCAGGTAATTGGTTAGGAAAGTTCTTGCTGAACTCAGATAGATCTAACCACTCTCCAAAGGTCATGCTCTTAAGGTTAGGATGAAAGCCGAACTTCACACCATCAATATCTATAAATTGTTTAAATACCTTCTCATCTTGGCGCAGGCCATTAGAGTAAGATGCTACTATCTTCTCAACAGTAGCCATGTCTATCTTCCTAATATCATCTCTCTTCAATCCTGTTATTGCCTGAATTTGGCTGATGCTATCAGTTCCGGCATTAAGGAAATCTACATACGTGCCTAATGTCTGATCACTGTACTTAGTGCTTATTATTTTCTCGCTCATGATTAAATATTTGTACCGTCTATGGTTATGTTAATGCTCTTTATCTCAGTGCTCAGCTCTTGCCTCTCTATGTAACCTCTGCCCTTGCCTTGTGTCTTAAGGTAAAAGATTATAGCACTTGTGTTAGGTGCATCTTTAATCGTTACTATCTCACCATCGTGAGTTAATGCCTGGCGCTCTGCTCCCTCCATGAGCTTCTTAAGCTGCGATTCTGCAAAGTCTAAAGCTACATTCTTAAGTGATGCTACAGCTGCACTATACTCAGCATCATCTTTGAGCCAAGCGTAATGCGTCTCTCTTCGTATGCCTATCTTCTCAGCTGCCTCAGTTACATTACCTAAGCTTGAGGTAAGTGCCTGAATCATAGCATCTTTTTTAATCGTTAGATTTTGTGGTTGCTCCTCACTCATGCTAACTTGTTCTTAAAGTGTGTTATTAACTGCTCCATCTTAGAGTCATAGTATTTAGCAAAGGTAGTAAATCCCTCACTATCAGCCTCATAAACTCTAAACATTATACCTCTTAAGCGTTGAGATGGTTTCTTTAACGTATCTTCTAACTCTGATTTAAGTGATTCTACTGCATCCAGCTCCTCACGTCTGAAGCTCTCATCTTTAAATGCAAGATAACCGAACTGATTAGCTGTACCAAATAGCTCAGCAGCCTGAGAAGGTGTGAGCTCGTTAGTGCCAAAGGTCAGTTTAAGAGTCTTATCTTTTCTTGTGCCTACTGATTCAAGCTGTGCTGGTATTAATATCATTGAGGTAATCTTTCGTAACTAAAATACTTTAAAAAGTTGCTCATCATAAAATGAGTGTTAGTGCTGCCACCTGGTGTATAGTCTTTAGTCAAAGCGTTATCCATTGCTATGCCTGCAGCAAGTGCTTTCTTAAAGTCTTTATGATTAATGTAGTAATCAATAGCCATTTGTTTATACCTCATGTGAGCAAAGTATCTAAGTCTATTCCATACTCTTTCATAGTGTCTTGGAGTAACTCATTAACTTTAGACAATATAATCTTTTCTTTACCTGATAGCTCATCATATTTGAGCTGGCATAATAACTGAGTGTTAAACTCATTTAAGCACAGTGCTAAGTCTAATGCTTTAGTGTGCCTTCTATGGTCATTAACATCTTCTAAGTTATCAAAGTCAAATGTAAAAGAAGCTTTCATAATTCGATTATTTGTATAATTGAGTATTAATATTTAACAGTTATGATCCACAATAAAGGCAGTCAGGATCCTCAGCACCTTCTCCAGCATTTAGAATCTTCTCGCACTCCTTATCAATTTCTTTATCAGTAAATGTAGGATTAAACAATTTTACTTGAGCCCTCAAAAAGTTATACTTATTATCATTCATAAGTTAGTTAGTTTAGATTATTAGTAACTTTAATACTATAGTTAGTGTAATAAGCTTGAGCTATTAGCTTATAGCAGTTAGCTTATTAGCTAAGCTATTAGCTAAGTTAATTAACATCAACAAAAGAAAAGAAAGAAAAAGAAAAAAGGTAAAAAGAAAAAGAAAGAAAAGAAAAAGCTCCCCCAAGAAAAACAAACTGCCTCACTCTTAAAAGAGTATTTGTGCGATCCAAGCATTGGTATTTTGCAAGTGTAGTCATTGGTTACTGAGCTTTGACTTACTCAGGTAATTGATGTTACCCATCTCTATAAATAACAAAACCCCAAAGAACGTATGCGCCCGTTCAAAGGGGAATTATTAAACCTTAAATCAATAATATGTCTAACAGTAATGATGCGCATGAAACAAATGTATTTAATATGTGTTACAAATTCTACCAATGTTAAAAACTATTTTGGCTGTTGAAAACGTAGCACAGTAATGTATATCCAAAACGGAAGCCATACAAAGCCTGTAAATACTACACCCATGTAAGCGTACCAATGGAAAGAAGATAAGTGCCTCTGATGTCTGTAGATGTTTAGGCATAGTATGCCAGTGTGCAGTAGGAAGCCTACTAAGTAGATAATTAATAGTGTCATAGTTTTTTACGTTTAGCTTTTCTTTTCTTTTGTATTGGCTCAGGAGTGAGCTCTAAGTTAGTTAATTCTATCAGTGCTTGAGCTGATTCTAATTTAGTTAGCTCAGATAACAAGCGCTGCTCTACCTCATCTACATACTTTTTAGCACATGGGCCACAGCTTGTACCAGGGTAATTTAAGTTAGTGTACTTCTTTCGCATCTCACCTATGACCTTCATATCTTGGCTCGTTACCTGATTCTTGCGCTTCATAGCCTCAATGAATGCAAGCATGTTCTCAATAACTAATCTATCATCTAAGATAGGCCATTTCTTAGCTGGGCAATCTTTAACTGCATACATTGCTAAGTGATCTATAGGGCAGCCACATGGCTTGAATAGATGCCCATTAAGCTCAGTTGGTTTAGCGAATGGATTAATAGCATTGGTAGGAGGTCCGCACGTTTTATATCGCGTGTTAAACACTTCGCAGTTATTGCAGATCTCAATCCTCGCAGCGTAGTTTTCTTTAGTCATATCTGTAGTGAATTTCTTAGTGTTACTTTAG